ACTCGTGAAGCAGCGCAAAAATATTGTGATATGAGAAATGAGGAGAAAAATGGCTAGAAAAGACTATATTGAAAAAATTAACCAAAATTTAGAGCATTTAACAAAAGATGAGCTTAAAGATGTAAGTATTTTGACTACTGCTCAATTTGACGTTCGATTGAAAGTCGCTGAAAAAGAGTACATTGAAAAAGAAATAGCAAATCTTACTCCCCAACTCCAACAGCAAGCCCTGCCAGTCGTGCCTGAAGATGTTGATGAGGCTATTAAATACTTGAAAAACCATAATAACAGTACATTTAGTGACTTAGGTGATATTTTGACAAATAAAGGTTTTAAATGGTTGAATGATTTTCAATTTAAAGATAGACGATTCGGTTTTGGAGGTCTAAATAATAAGTTATTTATACTTTCTCATTTAGCTATTACAGGCTATGAAGTCGAAAAACCGCAGCTGTTCTATTTGAAGCATATTGATATGAGTAAACGAGATAAAGATAATGACTATTTTGCACAAATAAGAAATGACAGATTTGAACATAATTCTGTTAAAAGTGATACTTTTCCTCAACCTGAAATAGTTGGGGTAAGGTTCACTCAATCAGAAATCGACAGCATGCAAACTGGGAGCTATGAAAAGATTGAGGTGGCGGAATGAGCGAAGTTTATAAAAATATGGTCATAGCAAATGCAGCTATTTCAAATGATATTTATTTAACAACAATAAATAAAGACGGGATGATGAGCCTTAAACGGAAAGTTATAACAGAAGATGTTCTCCGAGCGGCTGTTCAAAACATGCAAAAAGATACTGAAAGAAATGGTCGTGCTATTTATTCTTGGGATGCTGGTGGTAAAATTGTGACCCTTGCCTTTATTCCAGATGAGCTAAGAGTTCAATTCTTAAAATGGTGTGATGAAGTAGGATATTCGAGAACTGATGTGCCTGTGGAGGACGGAGAATGACAAGAGAATTTAAAAAACTAAACGAAAATGCGACTATTCCAGAAAGAGCGACAAAACATAGCGCAGGATATGACATTTCAGCAAGCGAAACAGTTACGATTCAACCTGATGAAATAAAAATGGTAAGTACAGGTCTAGCTGTCCAACTCGGACATGACGAAGTACTGAAATTATATGATCGCTCAAGCAATCCAGTTAAGCGTGGCATTGCATTGATTAATTCAGTAGGAATTATCGATTCAGATTATTATCCTAATGAATTCAAAGGCTTGTTTATGAATATCTCAAAAGAGCCTGTAACGATTTCTAAAGGTCAACGAATTATGCAAGGGGTATTTGTCAAATACCTTACAACAGACGATGACAACGCAAACGGAGAACGTACAGGTGGATTTGGCAGCACTGGGGAGGTGTGAGAATGGAATACAAAATAATCGATGGCAGCAACACAGCGCCTAAAACTTTTGAAATGGAAGTATCGCAAGCTTTAGACAATGGCTGGAAATTGCAAGGCGGTATAGCAGTTACAGAGGTAGGTCCTGATGCATACTACTATCAAGCAGTAGTTAAAGAGTGAAGGAGACAACATGACTGAAACAGCAAAAAGAGTTATTGACAGATTACAAGGCGAAGCAGGTTATGCCACAGGCGGAGAAGTTGACAGATTAGTCTTTTCTGGTCTTGATGTTCATGAAATGTTAAATGAAATAGAACAAGCGATTGACACTGACAAACTTTCGGTTGAAAAACTCCAAGAAATTCGAGTAGAAGAGCTTAAAGATTTTAATTCGAAAATTTTACAAGCAGAACTTAAAAATAAAGAACTGAAAAAAGAACTTGATAGTTGCATTCAGACGTTGATTGAAGCGAGCGTTGCAGCATCTATCACTCAAGATATTGTTGTTGGAAACCTTGTAGACAAAAAAATTGCGGACCTTGCTAAAACTCATAAATTGGCAGTTGATTATGTCGAAAAAGTAACTGGGAAGAATATTGATGTTGTACTAGCTGAGAATGCGGAACTTGAAGGGAGCGGCGATGAGTGAATTAGAAAATATTGCACGGGATATTGTACAGCATGAAGAAGAACGCCAAGCCGAAAAAATTAAGCTTGAATCTGAAATAAAGGGCCTTGAAGAAGTGCTTGAACATGGTATCTCTACAAAGTTTGTCGAAGAGGAAGTGATTTATGTCTACTCTCCAAAAACGGCGCATGAAATGAGAGAAAAGTTGGAAGAAAACTACAAACAGTTTCATGCTCAGCTCACGATTCCGAAAAGTGTTGCGGAGATGTTGGATAAACGTTGGGAAGCTCAAAATAAATATTTACAAAGAAAAGTTACTGTCCCACGAGACGCTTTATACAATGCTGTAAATCCTTATGACAACCAACTTGCAGCTACAAAAATAGGAAAATGGATTGACGAAAATCAAAATATTTGTTTCGTCTACCTCGTAGGCAAAGCCCTCGGAGTTGATTTAGTGAAAGTGGTGGAGGGATGAAAAAAAGCGCCTGAGCGCTTGTGGTAATTAATGAATTATAAATAAAGATAAAATAATCAGATATTTGAGAATATGCTTAGTAAAAGAAATAAGGTGGCTGTAATGAACAAATAAACACTTAATTTCTTTTGTGCTTTATCCATATTTTTCGCTTCATTTTCAGTAGGGACTAAAACTTTTAAATGATTTTCTGGGTGTTTAATTAAATATTCTTTCCAAAATTCAAGTTGCTTTTCAATACTAGGTTGTTTAACTCGTAAAAAGAAAATAAGGTAGTAAGATATTGAAAAACAAAAAAGCACAATGTAGTCTTTATCTGTTAAAAATATGGAGAATATTCCTCCACTTAGGAAAAATAAAGCACTTAGCATTGAGATAGTAAACCAAGCTCTTTGTTTAGAGGTAAAGAGGTAATAGCGAATATAGTTTGAAAGGGCTACCTTACGATATTTCAAGTCACGTTCAGTTAACTCTGAAAATTCCTTAAGAACACGAGCTTCTTTTGTTTTATTTCTTTGTTTGATAGACTGAGCTTGCTTAAATATTAAGACAAAGAAAACTAGTATAAGTGCAAAGATAATTAAGTTAAAAAAAATATAGTTGTTAATAATAAAGTTCATACAAACCTTCCACGATAAATAAAATATTAAATACTTTCTAATTTTACTATAAAAATACAAAAAAAGGAGAAATGAATTGAAAAAGAAACTAATATCGCTGGTCAATGACTGGTGGGGAGGGATTGAATGACAGTAGATGTTTTTACAAGTTATGAAGTACATTGCGATAGCTGTAATGGTGGAACACAACCACTTGGAAGATATGACCGAACGGAAGTGGGAATAATTTCTAATAAACAGATGGCTATTAAATATTGGCAAAATCAAGGATGGATTTTTGGAAATGTAAGTTTTTGTCCAGATTGTTATAAGAGAATAGAAGGAGAGTTAAGTAAATGAAACTTTTGTGTAAGCTGTTCGGGCATAAGTATCCGATTAATGATAAATATTATTGCGGATATTGTCTTTGTAGTAGATGTGCATCGCAAGAAAGTTCTATTTACTGGGAACATTTCAACCGCTCAGACCTTGACGAGTCAGAGAACGTGTTCCCTGAAAAATGGCTTGATAAACATATTGATTGAACGCAAAAAAAGCCCAAGCTGACCTAGCTTGAGCGATTGTGAAAAGCACTTATAAATCATCAACCGAGAGATTTATAGGCCTTTAACATTATAGCACACAGAACAATAATTCATACCAAAATAAAAATACCCGAACTGACCAGGCTCGAGCTACAACTGAATATATTATTTTATTTGGTTAATTTTTGGTCTGATAAATTATAACACAGCGTTACTTACAAAACTAATAATATGTTTGAGCTAGGAACTCGCTAAACTCAACTAGGAGAAAATAGAATGTTAAAACTTAACAATCAAGATAGAGGTAGTGGAAAGACTACTAGAATTATTGAACTTATGGAGGAAGATGAATTAGCTTTGTGCTTAGTTCCGTACTATGAAATTAAACGCTTGCTATTTCCAAAAGAATTGCAAAATAGAGTTATATCTGCAAGAAGTTTCGAAAATGTATATGATGAACTAAAGGGTAGAAGATACACTAAAATATATATTGATGAGCTTATATATTCTAATTTTTTTATTGCTGAGCTGTTCTATAATTTTGGCCGTCGGTCGGATATTTCGATTATTGTTTACGGAACTGATAATATTTAAACAAAAAAAGCGCACTGCAATGCGCTTCGGCATGATTGTATCTAATACTATTATACCACAGACGGAGGAATCTTTTAAATGGCGGATAGATTAGATTTGTTATTAAGTGACTACATGACTGGAATGCTTCAAGTTAAAATTAATTCAAGAGAACGCTGGATCACTCGTGAGAAACATGAGGAAAGAGTCGGAAGTGGTGGGAGTAGTTCAAACACTGCACCACAAGAGCGCAACTATTTGATTAAAGAAGCTGACAAAGAACTTGGTAGGCTTAATGACCAGAAACAAACGCTTGATGAATTAATGGAAGTTATACATGGAACCAAAGTAAAAGAAATTGTTATTGCACGTTTTAAGTACCGTTTATCTTGGTACAAGGTGGGCCAAAGAGTGTTTTTAGATGAGGATGTCGCAAGGCAGCAATACAGAGCATTTAAAAAGACTTTAAGGGATGGACTATGGAGAGATACTTTAGACTAATTTCAGTTTTCGTTTTTCACCCGTTTTTTATCCGTTTTTCACCCGTATTAACATGCGATAATGGTAGCATGAAGTAAAAGGCAAAAGCAAAAAACAACAACTAATTCGGTTTGGATATACTTCATAAAGACTCAAAAGTTGGACTAGCAAAACTGCTGTCGGTTCGATTCCGGCTTTGAGTCATTCCTAGTTTTAATACAGCTGTATATTAGGAATTACAGTCAATTAAACTGACGAGTTTATTTGATGAAATATAAAAGGAGGTCTAGAATTGAAAATTGGCACAAATGGTTTAAATCTTATTAAACAGTTTGAAGGCTGCAGATTAACAGCATACAATATTGACGATGGAAAAATTACTATTGGCTGGGGACACGCAGAGCCGGTAGGTCAAACTAACTTGGTGGCTGGCGTTACAACCTGGACACAAGCCCAAGCAGATAATCAACTTACTGCAGATTTGGTAGATTTTGAAAATGCAGTAAATAATTATTTTACTCGTTCATTCAATCAAAATCAATTTGATGCGTTAGTAGCATTTGCATATAACCTAGGTGGTGGAGTTTTTGCTAATTATAATTGGAGTAAAACTGCAAGTGATAGTTGGATTTGTTCAGAAATGATTCTTTATGTAAATAAAGGAACCCAATATGAAGAAGGTTTAACTCGTCGACGCAAAGCAGAAATTGCCTTATATAACAGTTCATCTCCAAATACAAATGGGGGAACAAAAACAAGTTCTTGGACTTGGCCATTTACGAAAGCCTACACTGGCGTAATATATGTTGATGGTCAACAGTTTGGGAATACCTCTTATCCAAGGGGACGTGGTTATTTTCATGATGGATTTGATTTTGATTCCTCAGTTTATGGACCAGATATTTTAGCTGTATCTGATGGTGAAGTGATCTATACTGGAGTGATGGGAGATGGTCTTGGTTCTGTAATCGTTCTATCTATTCCACCTTATCAAGTAATGTATCAGGAATTCTCGAAATCTATGAGTGATATCTTTGTCTCAGTAGGTCAAAAAGTAACAAAAGGTCAACGTATTGGTCGATTAAATGGAGGTACACATCTTCATTTAGGAATTACACAAAAAAACTGGAGAACAGCGTTGGCGAGTTGGGATATCGATGATGGATCTTGGCTAAATCCAATTGATGTTATTCAAAAAGAAATGAATAATTCACAAGAAGAAAAAGGAGAAATTGAAATGATTTTATATAAAGTAACTGATGGCAAGTCCAAAATGAACGGCTCAATTTGGTTGTTCAATGGGGAACAATTAACACGTTTAGATGGGACATCAGCAACTAAACTTGGGCAAAGTTTGAAAACTGTAGATATCAATCAGGCAGAGATGAGTTCACTTAAAAATATCGGAATTCGCACCGTTGGAGATTTCCAATATTAAAAAAGTAATGTAGCAAGCTCGGCATCTATCAGGGTTCAACTCCCTGACTTGCTATATCCAACATTATTTGGGATTGATAATACTAGTACAGTTGCCGAATAATATTAATAAGTCAGTGCGGTTGGAGCTGACAGCAAGGAACAGAAACGACTTCGCTAATAGAAGTTATAGAGTTCGTGGCTCTATCTTGCTATTGTGGGCTTCAAAGCTAGGAGTTCAGTATTAAATGGTTTCAGACATTTCCATTTGATAGTATGCAAAATGTCTGTTCACAGGATATAGGGCAGTCTGGTATGGACTAATGTCAAATATTTAGACACAAAATGAGCTATATTTTCTTAAAATAATTTTCTTCTTTCTGATTTGGAGTTAACCCATTGTTGGCAGAATGAG